ACCTTCTTCCCGGACGTCTTCATCGACGATCCTATTAACAATCAAGTAGTGAAGGTCCCTGCTTCTGTTGCTGCGTTTGGAACTCTGGCCTTTAATGATAAGGTTGCATTCCCTTGGTTCGCTCCTGCTGGATTCAATCGAGGCGGCCTAGATTTCGTAGTGAATGTAGAGACCAGGCTTACGTCTGATGATAGAGACACGCTCTATGATGCTAGAATAAATCCGATTGCTGTATTTCCTAAGGCAGGATTTGTCATCTTTGGTCAAAAATCTTTACAGATGGCAAAATCAGCGCTGGACAGAATCAATGTTCGACGATTGATGCTTGAGATAAAGCGACAAGTTGTTCGAGTGGGCGATCGATTGCTTTTCGAGCCTAACAACGCTCAAACGAGAGCGCGCTTTGTTTCCCAAGTGACTCCTTTGCTAGCCCTGATCCAAGCCCAAGCAGGGGTTGAACAGTTCAAGGTAGTGTGTGATGAAACGAATAATACCGCAGAAGATGTCGAAGCCAATAAAATGAATGGCAAGATCATCGTGGTACCAACCAGGGCTGTCGAATTCATTTCGATCGACTTTATTATCACAAATAGCGGAGTGAGCTTTGAGTAAGTGATAAATATAGTAAGAAGAACGATTCAGGAGATGCTATAATGGCAGAGTTAACAGGCAAAAGCGCCGGTGTAAGCACACGAGAAATTGATCTATCCGGACCTACTCAAATATCCCCCCGCGGGGTGCCAGCAGGCGTTATTGGCACTGCTGTTCGTGGTCCGGCTTTTGTGCCAGTCACGGTTGCTACTTTTCAAGATTTTGTTGCCAATTTTGGCAATACAAACGGCGAGGATTTCGGGCCATTAGCTGTCAACGAATGGATGAAAAATGCTTCCGCCGGAACATATGTTAGGTTATTAGGTGTAGGAGACGGTAAGCAGAGAGACGCTACAGACGGTGCAGTGACCAACGCTGGATTTGTGGTAGGTCAACAGCTTCCTCAAGCGAACGGCCTTCTTGGCAGAAATCCATACAATGAAGCCCATGTTGCTGGAACTACTTCTGGATCGCTAGGAAGAGCTTATGTGTTGGGCTGTTTCATGTCTCAATCGGCTGGCTCCACTTTGCTTTCTGATGCGGGGATCCTTTCGGGTACTAACGATGCGTATCCCATAATCCGCGGAGTGCTATTTGCGCCTTCCGGTGTGGTGCCTTCGTTGAGCTCTTCTGCAGAGACGAACAATGCTGCATCTACAACCCTCGGGGGTAGCAGCTTTGGCGGCGTAACTACAACGAATGGCGGCGCCTCCATAGGAGACGTCGTTACAGGTTCTGCCCTAGATCAGTTTGTTATGATCTTAAACGGGCTCAAAATTAGTGATTCCTATTCTAATATAGTAACCGCATCTTTTGATCCGAAAAGCACTAGCTATTTTGGAACTGTATTCAACACGGATCCCACTAAGATAGAAGAAGCAGGCCACTTCCTGTATACGCGTTACGACGTAGACCCAGCGATCGCTGTCATCACTGGATCCGGAATCGGACCGGCCGGTGGCCTCACAAAAAACAGTCCGGATACATCGGCTACACTGGCATTTCTGTTGTCTGGTTCGGCCGGCCGCGGCACGAGTGCTGCGACAACTGCCACTAACGTAGGAGCTCCGGATTTCGAGTCTTTCACTGATCGCTTCACCTTGGCATCATCGCCTTTTGTGATTTCACAGCAGTTCGGAGGTTCCAACAAGAACGTGTTCAGAGTGCACGCAAGAGATGCGGGTGCTGTTGGTAACACAGTGTTTAAGATCACTATAGAGAATGTTCAAGCCTCAACTAACGATCTAGAGAAGTACGGCCAATTCGACTTGTTAGTGCGTAAGTTTGACGACTGGGACCAAGAACCTAAAGTTCTAGAGTCTTTCCGCGGCCTCAGCCTGAATCCTTCATCGGATCGCTATGTTGCTAGGATCGTTGGAGATTCGAATTCTTTTTACGATTTTGATAAGAAGGCGGGCAGTCAAAAACTGGTCGTTGAAGGAAAGTATCCCAATAATTCACAGTATGTTCGAATAGAAGAATCGGACGACTTACGTTTGGGCCGCCTAGACGCAACCGCCATCCCAGTGGGCTTCCGTGGGTTACCTCACTTGGTAACATCCGGTACCGCAACGGACGGCAGTGCTACGACGAATATCTTGACCGGCACATATTCAACAACCATCAATTCGGACATCGTTGCTAGAGTCGTCCAGTTGCCAGTACCAATGCGCGAAACTGTTGCGTTAGGTTTAGTGCCCAAGAAGAAGGCCGATTCATCCTTGACGTGGGGTGTACAGTTTGAGAAGAAGGACAAAGCTAATGAGCCTAACAAGAATACGTCCTTAAATCTGACTCTGCCCAATCTAACCAAGTATTTTCCGGATTACCACATCACCAATCAGAATCCTATTGTGAGCAACAATGCCGGTACTCCTGATATCGGCGGCTGCGTGTTGGATGTGGACAGATTCAATAACAACTTGTTCACACTAGAGAGGGTGGAGGTCATCACCGGTTCTAACGATAAGCCGGATCCACAACAGTGGGCGGCTGCGATATATAGGCGCAATGGAGTCCAAGCCGGTACGATGACAGATCGAGATGGCACCACGGGTGTTGGTTCTAGGCTACTGGACCCTGCTAAAGACTTCAGTCACCTTCCGAGCGTGAAGTATCTCAAGTACACCTTTCCACTCCAAGGCGGCTTCGATGGCCTTAATATTTTCAACGAAGCCAAGTACAAAATGACCAATGTGGCCGTTCGTCGAGAGATGGACGATCCCAATGAGAATGCAGCCGCTTCTGCCACAGTGGCATCTGTGCGCAAAGCGATCGATGTCATGGAAGAGAAATCAGATGTTGACATCAAACTGCTATCCCTCCCCGGTTATCGGCACGAAGCTATTACGGATTATGCCATTGATTCGGTGGAAAGAAGGTTTGATGCACTTTTGATCATGGATGTAGAAGAAAAAGACGGAGCAGATGCTTACGTTACTTCATCGGCCACTCAAGTTGTTAGTGTCACGAATACGGTTAGCAGGTTTGCTGCAAGAGCATTAGACTCCTCCTTTGCTGCAGCCTACTTTCCTGATGTAGTAATTACCGATCCTTCTACTAAGACCAACGTGGTTTGTCCTCCTTCGGTTGCAGTTCTCGGTGCCTTTGCGTTGAATGATGCAGTGGCTCATCCGTGGTTTGCTCCGGCTGGATTTACCAGAGGGGCTCTTAAGTCGGTGATCGAATCACAGGTAAAACTCAACAGGAATAATTTAGACGAATTGTATTCTGCTGATGTCAATCCGCTCACCTCTTTCCCACACACTCCGGGCGTCGTGGTCTTTGGCCAGAAGACGCTGCTCGCTGCCCAGAGTGCCTTGGACAGGGTCAATGTACGTAGACTATTGATTGATGTTCGGCGCAAAGTGCGCAGCATCGCAAACGGGCTGTTATTTGAGCCCAACCGGGAAGAAACGCTGTCTAGGTTTAGTGCAGCAGTCACTCCGGTTCTTGCTAGGATTCAGCAACAGCAAGGTCTGGATCGATTCAAGGTGGTGATCGATACTTCTACTACTACGCAAGTAGATGTAGAAAACAATACAATTCGCGGTAAAATCTTCTTGCAGCCGACACGGTCTGTGGAGTTCATCAGCTTGGACTTCGTGGTAACTAATGCCGGCGCAGACGTATAACATGATCAGACGCATAGTTATATAGAGCATCCTTAAGGAGTAGAAAGAAAAATGGCAGAAACACTTCCAGTCACTGACATGCTGCCCAACAAGTTTGAGCCAAAGCGCAAGTTTCGTTGGGTATTTGCAATCGAGGGCGTCGATGCCTTCCTCATCAAGACGGCGGCTCGTCCGACCATCACCATTGAGGAGCAAGAGATTCCCTTCATGAATTCCACGAGATACATCGCAGGTAAATCCAAGTTTGAGACGTTAGCTGTGACGTTGCATGATCCTATTGCTCCTTCGGGCGCTCAGCAGGTGATGGAGTGGGTTCGAACTCACTTTGAATCCGTTTCGGGCCGGGCCGGTTATGCTGACTTCTATAAGAGAGATTGCCAGCTCAAGCTGCTCGATCCCGTTGGGACGGTAGTGGAGCTGTGGGACATCAAGGGTGCATTTTTGACGAATGCGGGGTTCGGAGATCTAGATTACGGATCGTCAGAACCAGCTGACATTTCGTTAACGATACGTTTCGATAACTGCGTCCTGCAGTACTAGTTATTTTTAGGGTGTACTCAACCTCTCGGCAATGCCGAGAGGTTTTATTTTAAGTTCTTTCTAACTCTTCTAAACTTCGCAACAAACAAAGACCCCCTGTTAACACGGTATTGTCTTACACATATCATTTAGCAGAGGAGTAA